CACGGCTTATTTTTATCCTCCCAGCACTAACGTTTGAAAGCGTTCTACCTAATATTAATTACGTAATCCTATCTGAAAAATACTATCTACAAAATATATACAAAGAAAAAGCTAATCATCGTTGTAATAAATCAAATGATCTAGCCTGCCCATTGACTTCTGAGTCACGAGTGACTTAAACCTCTCAGGGGTACATACAGATGTTTGATATTCGATCGGGACGCCTAAGACTCTCATGAAGCGCAGGATGTCCCTCTTCGGTGCAAATTCCTTCGTGCACTGTGGGACGAGAATATCTTCTGCTATCTTGCATGCTGCTAAAAACTTCTTACTGAATCCTCCAGCGTATGATATTCCGATCAATCTCCGTAGGGCATCGTCGGCACATCTATCTGGTGTTTCCGGTAAAAGTAGTCCAGCGACCAATCCATGTATGTTCCTGTGAGGCATGTCCTCTCTTCCCTCGATTTCGTAGCCGGCGAATTCAGATTCGTTGTTCTTCAACATCTTGCTCTTCACATCATTTACAACTTGTCCAAATCCAAACCAGGCTTCTTCTGCGAATTGCTTGATCTCAAATCCAGGGATGTAATCATCATATAAAGTGACAATGTAAGCATCATCACCCATAAATTTACACTTGCTGTAATCCACTGGAATTGCTAACTTCATACAGACGTAGACCGTCATCAGTGCCATCGCAATGCTATCAACTAAGTTAGTCAAATGTGTTCCGCTTGGTACACCTGATCTCTTAACATAAACCCCACCATCTGGGGTAACCATTGGCGTATTGATGAAGTAATCTTCCATCACTTTATGAAGGTGTAGTAATGCTGAGGAATCCGGTATTCCACCATCAGCGTAGACAGTCCAATCGATGTTCTCCTGAATAATGTCAAAAGCGACACCAATAGTCTGTTTTGCTACACTTTTGTCAAACTTGGAAATGTCAATTCCGATCTTGGCTTTTGAAACGTGAATCCTGTTTAATCCTCCAAGTATTGGAACAACATTTAATCCGTATGCTGTGTCCTCTTCATTGTATTTCTTGATCAAATCTTTGTACAGCATAACTTCAACCATCCAGGCATCAGTCGGATAAGCATACACACCCCTAACCTTGTTAGCTAGTGGTGAGTTGATCATGTGATTCCTAATCGATATCTTGACAGGGCTGAGAAGTAATTTATTCTTCTTAACTTTACAGTGGTGAATCCGAGTTCTCATTTCTTGTCGAATGATCTCCATCGCTTCGCCTTTGGTCTTAGCCGTGCCATCATCCGTAAATGGGAGTCCAGGTGAGTGTGAAAGTGGGAGAGTTGACCTAAGTTCTTCGTTGTCGAATAGTTCGTTGTAGTGGTGACAGTGTCCTTTGTTCTTCAACCGGAACATGCCACGAACGACTTCGATGGTCCTTTGCCACAGAGAGTCTTCTACCCTAATATCTCCCGGATCTAACCGAGAGAACCATTCAACTTCCTTCACTACCTCATCGTAGTTAACATCTGATCTAAGGTAATTCTCCAAAATAACCTGAATATAATCCCGACCGAGTGCCACATTTAGCGCATCGCGCATATAATTCGAGGGATGTGGTCTTCCGCAAATCATGGGACTTTTACGCGGTTTGAAAACCGTATGAAAATATCCGCTTTCAAAACGTAGAGTAAAGGGGGAGTAAGGGGTGTCCAACCGTCTATCCTGATTTAAGCGCAACATACCGGAGATATCAAGAGATAACAAGCTTTGCATCGTTCTAATAACGCTTAGTTGGGTATTACAAACGTAATACTTTTCCCTGCGC